TGACTTGACCTTCTTTTTTCCGGTTCGTTCCCGATATTCGTTGGGGCTGATCAGGCCTTGCTGAAGTTCGTTGAGCAGGTACTGCTCGCGTTCCTGCTTGTAAATCACAAGGATTGGCACTTCAGAGGTGTCGAAATCGACGTAATGGTCTGGGTCGAGTTCGTCCAGAGCGCGAGCGAGAGGCTCCAAGTGCGGCATCATGGTCTCGATCCAGAAAACACGGATTTCTTCGGCGGCGTTCGAGAACGTCCTGCCAGCGGCATTGCCGATAACGGACTCAGGTACACCAAAGGAGGCGAGAATTTCCTCTTTGGTGATCTGGCGCATCTGAATGTAGGCTGCATCTCGTGGATTCGAGGAAGTGTCGACGTAATCAACGCCGTCATCCGCCGCAAGAACTGTGGTTCCACCTACGCGACCAAGGTTCCCACGGAAGCGGTTGGCCAATTCTGCTTTGTCCTCATTGTCGATCTCGCCTTTGAGAACGAGGATCCCACCCGGGCGTCCATCATTGAGCAGATAGTTGCGGTTGTACAACTTCGCGAGGTTTTCAATCTCAATCGCCACGCCTGCAGATTCCATTGGGGTCAGCGATAGGTACGGGTCCAGCGGGTGGGGCCGACGGATCCAGACGACATCATCCGGTTTCATGATGATTTTTTCGCCTGTAGGCATCAGGACTTCGTATCCCGCCACGAAATTTCGAGGGTCAGGGATTGGGGATGTGTGTTGAGGCGGCAGCAGGTTGAGCCCAATAAGGCGGCCATCGCGCCCTCTGACCTTCTCAATGAACGCCCCTCGGGTGCTCATCAGCAATTGCGATGACAGACGGTAACGGAAGATGAATGAGTTTTCGCCGATGTTGCTTTTTGTGTTCAGAATGTCAAGCAACGCGTTATTTCGAGAATTTTTCTTGGTAACAATTTCGCCGTCAGGGTCATTATCTTTGCGCAGGATAATCGGCAGACGGGCTTGGTTACCGGCGATCGCGTCGATGCAACGTGAGACCCAAACAACCTTCTGCATGCCTTCTCGGTATGCCCGCTCGATGTCCCATGGGTCCTTGTAACCGACACCGGCGCGTGTGTAGTTAGGGTTGTTAGCAATTGGCGCACCTACGCCAACTCTTGCCGCTTTGGATGAATCGCTCCCGAGCGACTTATTGTCTGATGAGTTCCATGCCATACTTACTCAAGTCCCAGCAAGAAGCCGAATATGCCGCTCGTAACACCAGCGACAACCAACCCCCACCCCGCTGATGGGGCGACGAGGGCTACTCCGACGCTGGTAAGCACTATAAATAATAGCATCAGAACATTGACGACCCTTGTGCGAGGAAGCATTTGTCTGATTTTCCACGTGAGAGGAACACGCTGTTTGGGCATGGTTTACAACTTAGCGCATTCTCAGCAAGTATTCTGTTAGTGGAACCAAGGAGAGCCGATGGACTCGAAATGGGACAACGTCCTTAAATATTTAGAACCAAAAGAATCGCTTTTCTGCCCAGAGACGGCGTCTCTCACGCAGAAGGTTTTTTTGCGGACCTACGCTTTGGAAGCACTTTTCGGTGGAGCGGCTGGCGGAGGTAAATCTTCAGCGTTGCTGATGTCCGCGTTGCAATACGTCGATGTCCCCGGGTACAGCGCAATCCTGTTCAGGCGTACCTATGCCGACCTTGCGCTCCCCGGAGCGATCATGGACCGCTTTCAATCATGGATGGCATCAGAGGAAGACGTTCGGTGGAACGCGAATAACTACACGGCGGTTTTTCCGTCTGGGGCCCGCATATCCTTCGGTTACTTGAATAACCAACAGGACTACCTCCGCTACAAGGGTGCTGAATTCCAGTTCATCGGGATGGATGAGGTGACGGAAATTCGAGAATCCGATTATCGGTACATGTTCTCTCGTTTGCGTCGTCCATCCAGCGGCCCGCTTGCGAAAGTCCCATTGCGGATGCGATGCGCGTCCAACCCGGCACCCAACTGGGTTCGCCAGCGGTTCATCGTCGAGGGACGGGAGACAGGACGAATTTTTGTTCCATCGAAACTTACTGACAACCCGGGTATCGATGCCGCGTCGTACCGACAGACCCTTCAGGCGTTGGACCCGGTTGAGCGTCGTCGTCTCGAAGAAGGCGACTGGTGGTCAACGACTCTGGGGTCTTTGTTTGACCGCGAATCGTTCATTCTGTTAGATCAAAACGAAATCCCTGAGATTTCCTCGGCTGCGAGAGCGGTTCGTTTTTGGGACTTGGCTGCGACTGAACCTTCTCAGTCAAACCCGGATCCTGACTGGACGGTCGGAACCCTCATGCTTTTCGATCGCGGTATCGCCTATATCTTGGACGTCAAACGGGCGCGGGTGAGGGGCGAGAAGGTTGAGCAACTTGTTGCGCAGACCGCGTACGAGGACGGGCATCACGTTGCGATTCGCATGGAGCAGGAACCCGGCTCATCTGGTAAAGCGCTTGTCGATCAGTATGCGCGATATGTCGTACCCGGTTACGATTTTGTCGGCAATAGGGCTACTGGTGATAAGGTCACGAGGGCTCGTCCGTTCGCGGCGGCTGTCGCTAATGGCAACGTTCGTGTGGTCCGTGGGCCATGGTTAACGGAATGGCTTGACGAGTTTGCGTCGTTTCCGGAAGCGGCTCCGCACGACGACCAAGTCGACTCAGCCGTTGGCGCATTTACACATCTTGCGGGTTTGGGGTTGCCACAGCGCAAGCAGGTCGCTATCATCGTCTGAGTAACTAACCAACCCTCTTACTAACACGAGGTACAACTACATGAATATCGATGAGATCAAGACGCTTCGTCGTTTGATCGCAGCACTCGATGAACGTTTGGCTGAATGGCTTGACGGCGAGGTAGCGATCGAAGATGCAGCCGACATGATGCTGGAACTCAATCTCGCCAAGCGCGATCTGGGGTTCCTCTACGGAACAATCGAAGCGAAGATGAGCCACCTCATGAAGGACGGATCCGACATCCTCGCCCTTCGTGACGGAGCCGAAATGGAACGCAAAGTCGCTTCCAGTCGGACCAAGTGGCGTCACGCTGAACTCGCCAACGATGTCGTCGATCGCGTCATCCAATCGTCCGTCGACATGGACACCGGCGAAGTCGTGCTCGACGCCAAAGGCGTCGCCATGAAGATCATGGACTACGTCCAGCCGTCCTACTGGAGGGCGACAAAGTTGAACGAGATCGGGATCAACCCCGACAATTACTGCGAGTCAGAATTGAAAACCAGCATCATCGTCAGAAAGGGCAACGCCTGATGGACCTGCAAGCACTTTACGAACCCTTCTCTCGCGAGGTCGAAAAAACCTTGAAGAAGGGTGGAGCATCCCTAACGTACATCCCTGTCAGCGAAGTCATCACTCGCATGAACAAGGTGTTCGGCGTCGGAGGCTGGAGCAGCCAAATCATGGCTTGCGCCCGAGACCAACTGGACCCCGACTTCATCGTCGCCCACGTCCGGATCGAAACCACCATTGACGGCACGATGGTGTGGAAGGACGGCATCGGCGGTCAGAAAATCAAACGCACCAAGAACGGCGACATCGTTGACCTTGGCGACGAATTCAAGGGGGCTGTCTCCGACGCCCTGAAGAAAGCCGCGCAACAGTTCGGGATCGGCCTATACCTCGCTCGCTCCGAAGAAGCCCTCGCTCTTGACGAGGAGGAAGCCAAGCCGGAGATTAATCCTGAAGTTCTTGATGCTTGGGAGAGGTTCTTGGGAATCGCCAAATCGTTGGATGACGATCAGAAGACGGAACTCACTTCTGTTTGGAACGAGTTTGCTGATGGCGCTCCCAAGCCCACACTGGATACCGCAACGGTCGAAGAACTTGAGTTCTTGATCGGTGAGGCCACTCGAATTTCTTTCGGTGGCGAGTGGGTTGAAGATTCGAATGCCTGAAGCCCTAGTTCCGCCACCTCACCTATCCCCCTCCTCGATGGGCACGTTTAATCAGTGCCCTCAAAAATTCAGGTACAGCAAGATCGACCAAATCCCAGACGAGCCAACTGAGGCAACTCTGATGGGCAACTTCGTCCATGAGGTTTTGGAATATTTTTATGCTTTGCCTCCCGAGGAACGAAGCCTGCAGATGCTGAAAGGGCTTGCGGCCTCAACTTGGTCAGAAAGTGGATGGCTGGAACGGGTAACGCCATGGGTTCGTGACCCAGACAAGATTCGGATGTTGCGATGGAATTCATGGTGGTGTTTGGAACACATCTTTGATATCGAAAACCCGAAGTCTGTCGCTGATCCAAAAATTGAGTTGGAGTTGAACGGCGACGTTGCGGGTGTTCGCATAAAAGGTTTTATCGACCGATTGACATTCGACAGCGACATTGCCACCATCTCCGATTACAAGACCGGTAAAACCCCGCAAAAACGATGGGTAGGCGACAAGTTCCTACAGTTGAAGATTTACGCAACCGTTGCCCGAGACATCGATCTTTGTGAAACCGAAAATCTCGAACTGCTCTTTCTCAAGGATGGGGTAAAATTTCAGCACCGCTTCACTGAGGATGACTACAACGAGGCGAGAACATACATACGTACCACGAAAGACGCAATCGACGAGGCTTGCGTTACTCACGAATTTGAAACTCGCACTTCACGTTTGTGTGATTGGTGCGCGTACAAAAGCATGTGTCCAGCATGGAGGAAAGCATGATTACCGACGATGTCTTCGCGCAAATGGTTGCCGAAGAAGTAAAAAACAAGTTGTCACCGACACAGAAAAAACTCTTGATGCAAGAGGAAAACTGGGATAGGTGGAAGCGTTCGCTGGCCGCACTGCTTGATAATTTGAGCGATCAGGTTGAGAATATAAAAGCCGACATGGCTTCAGATCAGCGACGATACGCCTCGTTTGGGGAAGATGGCGAAGCGCTGGCTGCCGCCGCGCAGTCCGCTTACGATGTCCGTCTCAACAAAATCAACCGGTTCAAGTTTTATGTTGAAAATCGCCTCGCTCAGGTTGAGGGGATGATCGAAAATAAGAAACCATTAGAAACGACTCCGGACGAGGACATTCAATTTTTACGTCGCGCCATTGTCATGCACGAGAAGTTGATGGAAAAGTTCGACCTTGAGGCGACCTCGATTGATCGGGCACTCTGGGCTACGCTTGATAATCGTTGGGAATTCGACGAGGTTGATGCGAGCAATTTGTGAAAAGAGGAAAACCACTTAAGCGCTCACCAATGAAGCGCGGTGGCCCGCTTAATAAACGCAGCAAGAAGAAAGAGCAAGAGTATGTTGAGAGACGAAAACTTGTTTCTCGGATGCTCGACGAACGTCGATACTGCGAAGCGTGCCCGGTTTTTGCTCGGCATGACGGGCTAGCCACCTATACGCGAAACGGTAGCGTGGACATTCACGAATTGGTTCGGCGAAGCCAAGGCGGCTCCATTCTCGAAGAATCAAACTGCATCGCTGTCTGCCGACCGTGCCACACAAGAATAGGCAACTACCCACAACTGGCGTTTGATCTTGGCTTAGCAAAACATGGGTGGGAGCGGTGAACATTCTCGGCATCGACCCTTCGCTAACCTCGACAGGCTTATGTTGGGCCGATGATCAATACACTGCCATTTCCTCTAAAGGAAAAGGCATCCCACGTCTCATTGATTTACGAAACTGGGTCATGGACGCTGTGTATGAAAACAAAATCGACTTTGTGTGCATCGAGTCATATTCGTTTTCTTCGCGGAACTCTCATGCGCATTCTCTCGGTGAACTCGGCGGTGTGATCCGTGTGGCTCTATACGAAACAAACATACCTTGGGCGGATATCCCGCCTACATCAAGAAGCAAGTTTGCCACCGGCAAAGGTAATGCTTCTAAAAACGAAGTAGTGAGTTCAATATCTGCGAGAACCGGCATCGTGTGGTCTGGCAAAGGCGCCGATGACATGTGTGACGCATGGGTTCTACGCCAGATGGGACTTAGCCATTTCGGTGAAAGCAACATTAATTGGCCTGAATCACATTTGGCCGCCCTAGACAAAATTGAGTGGTGACATGAACCGTAGGAACAGCCCGATCAGCCAAATCGAGATCGAGAATAACTTGCTTGAGTTGATCGACGATTTGGAAGAAGAAACTGAGGCATTTGAAATACTTGCCGAAGATCTCGCAAAGAAAGAGGCTATTCATAAATCATCTTGGGCGAAAGAATACTTGAGCGCCAAGGGGTCAATTAAGGAACGCGAGTCATGGGCCGATTACAAAATGGCTGACTCGCAGTACGACTTCAAGATCGCCGAAGCCCTGCTCAAAGCAAAACGAGAAAAACTTCTTTCCTTGCGGACGTCTATCGACGCGCTGCGTACTCTCAATGCTAACGTCCGGGCACAGGTGCAACCATGAGTAACATTCACGAAAATCTGTCCGACCTTCTTGTTGACCTCGATGACCTCGTTCCGCTGGATGGCAATCCGCGCAAAGGGAACATCGACGCTATTGCGGCTTCATACCGGGAGTTTGGGCAAGTCAAGCCAATTGTTGTTCGAGCAAATGACGATGGCTCGATGACAGTCATCGCTGGAAACCACCAAGTAGAGGCGGCGCGCCGTCTTGGTTGGACGCAGATTGCTGCTGTCAAAATGGATGGGGACATGTCGAAGGCCGTTGCCTTCGCGCTTGCGGATAACCGGACTACTGAACTCGGACAAAGCGATTCCGGCGCCGTCTATGATCTCATGCAGACCATCAACGAGGATTTTTCAAATCTTTTTGATGGTTTGGGATGGGACGAGTTTGAGATCGCCACCTACGAGGAGGCATCGTTCGGCAATAATGCGAACAGTGATTCCGTCGGTTCGTCTTCGTACCTTCCCCCGACTATTCAAGACACACCTTTGCCGGAGTTTAAGCCGACGGTTCAAGAGGGAGAGGACGGCGAACGTCGAATTGTCGCTGGTAGCGAAGTTGACCACAAGCAGGTAGCAATTCAGGGCAGCGGCGTCACCGGTCAAGGTGCGGCTCCCCAAGCGGTTGTCCAGTACACGCTCGTTTTCGATGACCCGGAACAGCAACGCAGATGGTATGACTTCATCCGCTGGTTGCGCAACGATGCTGGTTACGACGGCGCGACAACGGCGGAAAAGATTATGTCGTTTATCGACGCACATTCGGAGGTCTAGAGTGATTCACGAACATGGATTTGTTCGGCTAGATGGCGCTATGGCGGACGATCTGTCGGTTGTCAACTCTGCCCGCGTTTCTTTCGGCAACAAAGTTGAAACGATGAGCAAGGCAGATGAAGGTCTGATCAACTTCTTGATGCGAGAGCGTCACGGTACGCCTTTCGAACACAACTCGTTCCGCTTCCACGTCAAGTGCCCGATTTTCGTGGCGCGCGAGTGGTTCCGGCATCGGATCGGTTCCTTCAACGAATTGTCGGGCCGTTATACCCGTCTTGAAAATGAAGGGTATGTCCCACGGGGTGAGTACGTCAGGGAGCAAGTTGGCAAGCCCGGCAACTACACCTTCACGCCTGTTGACGGTGAATTGGCTGACGAGATAAGTCAAACGATTTGGGCTGCGGAGAGACACGCCTTCGGAACGTATAACTATCTTTTGGAGCGAGGCGTTGCCCGCGAGGTTGCTCGTGTCGTGCTGCCTGTCGGAACGTTTACGGAGTTTTATTGGACGGTCAATGCGCGTGCCTTGATGAACTTCTTGTCGCTGCGGACAGATCCGACTGCTCAGCGTGAAATTCGAGATTATGCAGACGAAGTTGAGAAATTATTTGCGGAAAAAATGCCGGTGACGTTTGACTCTTGGGTGGGCAACGATAAAGTTGCCCCATGACAAAACCAATTCGGCACGGCGAACATGCCGGGTATTCAAGGGGTTGTCGCTGTGATGCCTGCCTTGTTGCTCACCGCATATACAACCGCGACCGCATGCGTATTATACGTAGGTATAAACAAGGGACAGGGCCCGCCCCAGTCAGAAGGTCAGTATCTCCCGACGTCACCCAGCGACACCTACTGTGGCTGAAAGAAAAAGGCCTAAGCATAAATGCCGTAGCGCTTAGGTCGGGGA